CTGGAGTTGGACTACAGATTGATGATAATGCGTTTGTAAAGTATAATTCGTCAAGTGGTGCATTTGATGATTCACTGACAGTTCCTAATTTACATACAGACATTGATGCTGTATATAAACCTGCTTATAATAATTTTCACATCAAAGCATCAAACAATAGTTTGATTCAGTTAGTATCAATCTTTGCGATTGGATATTCAAATCAGTTCCTAGTTGAGTCAGGTGCTGACTTCTCTCTCACCAACTCAAACTCGAACTTCGGTCAGATTGCGTTGGTTGCGAAAGGTTACAAAGATAATGTCTTCTCTCAGGATGATGCCGGATATATTACTCAAATCATCCCTCCTAGAACTCTGAAGCCAGAGAATGCGACAATCGAATTCTCATCACTTGACATTACAAAGACTACATCTGTCGGGGATACATCAAGACTTTATCTTTACAACTTCACTAATCAGGATGAGGCACCTAATAGTATCATTCAAGGATACAGATTTGGTGCAAAAACGAATGAAGAAATCAATGTCGTAATTCCTGTTGGAGGTATTCCTCAAACATTCCGTGCTAAAGTTGTCATGGATGACACTGCATACTCTACCAAAAAGGCTTCTGGTAAGAAGAGGATACGAGTCGGTAGAAATGTCTCTACTGGTAACAGTATTACGAGTTCTACACTTACGTTTGTTGAAGATCACCAACTCATTCAGGGTGAGTCTGTAAGAATTATCTCTAATGACGCTAGATTACCTGACGGTCTTGATAGTAATAAAGTATATTTCTCAATCGTTGATGGATTAAGTGGTAATCAGATGCAGATTGCCCAGTCGTTGAATGATGCCCTGTCTGGAAATAAAGTCACCATCAATAATCTAGGTGATACTTTGGTCGTAGAGAGTAGAGTAAGTGACAAACTAGCCGGTGATATCGGACACCCAATTCAATATGATACAACCAATAGTCAGTGGTATGTAAACGTATCATCTGCATCTACTGAAAATAATCTATACGCCAAATTGATCGGTGGTGGTTTAGGAGATGCATCACCAAGAAGTTTCTTCACTAGATTGAAGGATTCAAGACAATCGGATGATAGGATTCATAAGGTTAGATATGTAATTCCTTCTTCCACAGGTTCTGATTCGGCAAGAACACCACTTGACGGATATGTTATACAGGAGTCTGGTGATGTAACTGGATCTAATAATACTGAGGTTGCCCTGGAGTTTAATCCTGGTTCAGTTACCTTGAGTAATGATTCTCAGATGAGAAACTTTAGTTTCATTGCAAATGTGGATTATAAAGCGGGTCTGGCACATTATACCACTGAAAAACCACATAGACTTTCTATTGGTTCGAGTGTAGAAATTGGAAATGTTACTAGTTCACTGTTCCCAGTTGCTGGTGTAGGTCAATCAGGTTTCAACGGTGTATATGAAGTAACTGGAATTACTAGTGCAAAAACATTCTCTGTTAATCAAATTAATTCCAGTCCTGGAAGCTTCACCAATAACACATCATCCAGAACCACATCTCTTCCCTTTATGAAGAGAAAGAACTACAGTAGAGATTATTACGTTTATGATGTAGAAACTATCAATGACTTCAAGAATGGCGAACAAGATGGTATTTACTACTTGAGTTTGTTGAGTGCAGATGTAAAACCAACTGTTGCTCCATTTAATAATGATTTTAGCTTCTCACAACCAGTTCAAAATCTTTATCCACAATTAGATAGAGATAATCCAAAATCTACTGCAACTTCCTCAGCATGTCACGCCCCTGCTAAATTGATTGGTGAAACCACCATCAATAATCCTCTTGACAGTATTACTGGAGAGACCCTTGAAGATCTACTTGATGAAACTGGAATTGGTGTAGGTATAACTGATATTGTAAGTAATAGTGTTGGAACAGCGTATACCATTTTCACCGATCACGATCATGGTTTAAACAGAATTACAAAACCTGTTATCGATAATCCTGGTGCAGGATATGGTGATGGTTCATCAGCCATTCAATATTTTTACAACGCAACACTAGAAAATACTGGTGCAGGTTCTATCGGTAGACATGGTACAGCACTAGTAACAGTCGATGGTACTTCTTCTGGTGAAATTATCGATATCGCTATCATGGATGGTGGTACTGCTTTCGTTGCTGGTGATACATTTAGAGTTGTTGGTATTGCAACTACCACTGGTTTCAGTGCTGCTACAGGTACAGTCAATAAGACTTACAACAACTTGAATGACGTTATCACCGTTGCTGGTATTAATCAATTTGACGGAAGATCATTTAATTCTGATTATAAGATCACATCAATCCCGGCAATCAATAGAGTTGAAGTTGTTCCATTGGCACCAACGTCACCTGGTGTAACAGCTGGATTAGGTAACGCTGTGGCATCTCCTGGTGCATTTACCATCATTGGACCAGCATTTGATACGAGTAGTTTCGTATATAATAAAGATGTAGGTCTTGCCACTGTAACTACAAACTATGCTAATAACTTTAGAGTTAATAATAGTGTAGCCGTAAGTGGTGCTTCACAATCATTCTTTAATGGATCATTTATATGTGTTGATAAAATTGGATTGACAACTGTTATTCTTGATGTTGGTATCAATACTGTTACCCCTTCAACATCTGGTACTATTCAACTTCATAGTAACGGACTCCAGAATAATGCTGGTGATATTGTTGTTGGAAATGGTAAACTTCATGGTAGGGAACAACCCATCTATGCTGGTATCACTACAACATTATCTGCGGCTATCACTAATAAGACCACCGATACTATCAATGTAAACAATATGACAGAATTTGGTTTCCTAATTGGAGACTACGTTCAAGTCAATGATGAAATTATGAGAATTAAGACCACTGTAAGTCGTGTTGGTGGAACAACACAGCTTAAGGTCTTTAGAGCTGTATTTGGTACAATTGCAGCAATTCACCCTATTGGCTCCGTCATTCAAAGAATAAGATCTTATCCTATCGAGTTTAGAAGAAACTCAATCATTAGAGCGTCTGGTCATACATTTGAATATGTTGGATTTGGTCCTGGCAATTACTCAACAGCATTCCCAGATAAGCAAACTAAAGAGCTATCGACTGAGCAGCAAATTATTTCTCAAGCTCAAAAAATGAGTGGTGGTGTTGTAAATTACACTGGTATGAATGACAGAGGTGATTTTTATATCGGCAATAAGAGAGTTGCATCTATTACTGGTAGAGAACAACTCTTTAATACTCCGGTTCAAACTGTGACTGGTGAGGATCCATTTGCATCAGGTGCTTCAGACGACGTTAATAACTTTAATTACTCCGAAAGTTCTGTAATTAAAATTGATAGAAACCTGGTTGTCAACGGTGGTGACAAGACTAATATTCTTTCAGAGTTTAATGGTCCAGTCCAATTTACCCAGAAAGTTGTTAGTACATCACCTGAAGGACTTGAAGCGAACAGTTTGTTTATCCAAGGTAATGCACAGGTATCTAGAAAGATCACCGTTGGTATTGCAACTCCTAGTGAAGCTGGCAACCCTGGTGACATTGTTTACAACGCCAATCCCACTTCAGGTGGAACGGTTGGTTGGGTCTATACTACAAGTAACGCTTGGAAGACCTTTGGAACTATCAGCAGTTGATAAATAAAAATAACATAAACTGACCTGGTAGATAAATGGCAATTGATAAGGATTTTGTCATCAAGAATGGCTTACAAGTCAATGAAAACCTAATATTTGCGGATCCCGATACTGATAAGGTCGGTATCGGCACCACCACCGCAAATCGTAAGTTAGTTGTCATTGGTGATGGAGAGGTCAGTCAATCCTTGGCCGTTGGTACTACCATCACTGCAGAAAGAATCGCAGTAACTGGTGTATCTACCGCACAATCCGGTCTAGATGTTGGTGTCGGAGGGACAGTCCTTGGTGTATCTGTTCTTAATAAACAGATCGGTATTAATTCGACCAATCCAACTTACACAGTAGATTTAAGAGGTCCGGTATCTACCGGAACAACTGCCGCATTTGTTTTCGGTGATGTAGAAGTTACTGGTTCAATTAAGGCAACATCGTTGTCAGGTCAGATCTCTGCTGGTGGTACTGTTGGTTTCACCAATGTAACGGTAGAGAAGAATTTAGTTGCAAATAATGCTGAACTATTCACAAAGTTCAACATTGATGATAATAGTAATAAGTTTAGATTTATAGCAGCTGGTGATCCTCCCGGAATTGGATTCACTCAAAATGTTGATAATCCTACGATCTATCTTCAGAGAGGTCAAAACTATAAATTTGTTGTTGATGCTGGTGGATTCCCATTCTACATTAAGACAGAACCCACTGCAGATCTCTTAAATCAATTCAATAGAGGTGTCGTAAACAATGGTGCTCAGGTTGGTATTATTACCTTCAAAGTTCCCTTTGATGCACCAAACCAACTATTCTACCAAGCATCTAATATTGCTGGTATGGGTGGTACTATTTTTGTTGGTAGTGATGGTAGAGGTATCA